TGTTAAACCATCAAAGTATTTGTCACGATAAAAATAAGTGTTTGCCCATTTAGATTGTGATACACGATTCTTTGGACGTATAATTGCACGTCTCATCTCGTCACCAACAACTGAAACTTGTGAGCTTACTTTAATTGGATAGTCTTCTTCGTAAATACCTGATTCAACTTTAATAGTAATTTGTTTTTGACTAACTCTGTTACCGTATTCTAGTTCGTCACCTAACGAATCTGAAACTTCAACGTTTTGAATATCTCTACCAGCACCGTCAACTAAAAACTCAAATGGTTCTTCAAGTATTAGTTCCAGTTCGTCTGTGTTAGTAGCATCATTAATATCATTACTGTATGTAATAATTCTACCAATAGCATTACTGCGTGAGCCTGTTACAACTTTACCTGGTATAAGGTCTGTGTTTAAATCTTTACCTTGCCATACACTGTCATTACCGCCATTAGTAATTCTAAGTACATATGGTGCACCTTCTCTTAGTGCTGGAGCCGAGTCAATACCGTTATCAATAATATTTGTAACAATAGCAATCTTAGCACTGAACACATCAATAGCCGCACTCGGTGCGTCAACTAAACCAACATCAAAAAACTGATCGTAATCTGTGTTAAGTGGATTTGGATATGCTGTGTTAATTAAAATATATGATTCAAAAAGTTCTTTTGCTTTGTTAATTGTTGCAATAGTTTGTGCTTCTTGTGTAGTAACAGCAAGTCTACCACTTGAATTACTGTAGTATCTTAAACCAGCACTTCTTGATAATTTGTTTGCTGTTGCACTTGAACGTGTATCAAGTCTACCTGCATCAATAATGTAACCTAAGTCTCTTGCACATATTGCTTCATTGTATGCAAAGTTCTTCCAGATATAAGTTGGATCACTTTCAGTAAGTGTAAGGTCAGCATTTGCTGTGTCAATTTGTAAACTTACCCATTTAATTGTTTCTGCAATAACAAAGTCTTTGTTTTGAACAATAAGTGAGTTAAACTTTTCAGTTGATGCTCCGTAGTCTGCTCTTTCACCTGCTTTAAAGTCTGCACTATAAATTTTAGATGATACAAGTGATTGTGCATTAGCACCGTACTCAATTTTCTGCATGTACGGACCAGGTTCTACTGGACTTGATACAACAATTTCTTCTGCTCTACGTGCCGCGGCGTTTACTGATCTATATGCATATGCTAGTGAACGTCCTTCTTTGCCCGGAGGTGTTGATGCTTGTGTGTCATCACCTGTTGTACTAACAAACAAGTTAATGTTTGAAGCAAAACTTGTGTTGTCTACATAAAATTTTGATGCCGCTTGTAAATCTTCTATACCATTAGGAGTACCTATGCCTGCAAGTTCACCTGGATGATCTTCCAAGTATAATTTGCCTGCCATTTGATCACCTTGTCTACGGACAATGCTTTCTCTTGGTATTGCTTCGTTAGCAAGGAAGTCGCCTGTTAATTTCTTAGGCTGATAATAAAAGTCTACTAATTGTTGTGTACCAGTACCGCCTGCTACATTTAATTTGTTTGTTCCTGCTTCAGCGTCTGTTTTAGTTCTGTATAAGCCAAGTTGTGTATCACTAACAACTCTTACAAAGAATGTACCAGTAGCAAATTCTGTTACATCTGTTAATTCTTTTGTACTTGTTTGGTCAACTGCTGATGTTCCTGTTGAACTATATGTAAAGGAAGCACCATTTGCTGAACTATCAAAGCCGTGTCCTTGTCCTGTTGTTAATACACCATCAATATATCTGTCATTAATAACTGCGTTACCACTAGTGTAACTATTGATTGTAAATGTATAATCCTCAGTAGATATTTCGTTTTCTGTTCTAACTCTTAGTTGTGATCCTGTGCCAGTACCACCACCTTTTAAGTAATTGGAGTCTGCGTAACCTTTAGTAATAAGAACATCGTCAATGGTGTAGCCGTTGTCTTCTGCTTTTTGTTTCCAAGTATTTTGTGGCGCTGGATTGTATGCAACAAAGTTTCCAGCCATGTCTAAGTTTCCGCCTAGTGTTGGGTTACCGTCACTTGCTAAGTCACTTTTGACTGCTCTAACAACAATAACAGGTCTGCCATCGTCGTCTACTCTACTTGCATCAAACGCAATACTATCATCTAGTGTAGGATCTATAAATTTATCTGAAGCAAATCTATAAAACTCTAATTTACTACCTTGTGTATCATTATTGATACCTGCCATAACTGGCGCTGAGTCTGTAGTTGGAAAGTTTTCAAACGAGTCAATTGCAATGTCACCTAAGTCTGTAAGTGATATTTGGCCACCTTCGCCAAATACTGCATATAATTCATTAAAGTTTTCGTTTACTTTACGAAACGACTCGCGAATTGAATCGCCTGTACCGTCGTTACCTTCTACACCAATGTTTACGTCTTGTTTTGCCATTTTAAATTATACTCCAACGGGCTATTTTAATTCTGTTGCAAGAATTTGTTCTTGTTCAGCAAGTTTGTCCATGTCTATGTTAATACTAACTCCACAGCCACAACTGCTTTTAGACATAGGATTGTCTATTTCAAACTGCGATCCTATAATGCTTGTTTTGTAGTCAATAGTTGAACCTGCAAGATATAACAAACTCATTGTTTCAACTGCTAGGTTTCCATTACCAGCTTCAACAATTAATGCGTCATCTTCGAGATCTGAACGTTCTGTAGCAGTGTCCCAATCGTATTCAAAACCTGCACAACCGCCACCTTTCATGCCTAAAGTAACAGCGTATACGTTGTTATCTGTACATAATTTGTCTAATTGTGTTTTTGCGGCATCAGTAAGTGTGATCATATTCAACTCCTTTGTAGTATTTAGTCTATGTTTTTATAATCTTAATGTAAATATAGTTATGTTTATAAGAGAATATAAATCACAAACTAGGCACACCCGTAAAAGCAAAACGGGCAAGGAACACACCTACAAGCGTGATGTTACATTAGTAGTAATGCGTTGTGATAATTGTAATACAGAATTTGAACGTGCAAGAGGATCAATGGATCCTAAACGTATATCAAACAACTACTTTCACGTATGTAAGAACTGTGATAGTAAGGTTTTTGCTCAAAAGATGGGCGTAACCAAGAAAAATATCTGGGATATGCCTGCGTCTAGTGATTTAGATATTAGTAAACTTTAAACGTAACGTGCTGTTTTATAGCAACATGCATCGTCGTCTGGGTTATCACATGCTCTTTTACTGTTGGTATAGATAGTATCTAACCAATCTTCACGTTCAAACACTTCAACAACATCATCAACTTCAATTGTAGTATCAGTTTCGGTATCTGTTATTGTAACATTAAATAATGGCTTGGTAAACCCACCAGGCAATGTTCTAACATTGCCTGACTTTACATATGTGAAATCATATTTTCCTGCTAACATTATTAGTCTTCTTTTTTCCAAATAGTCCATGCACCGTATGCAATAGCACCGTATGCGGCTAATTTAGCAAAAGGTCCTGCAATCAATACAATAACACCTACTGCAATAAGAGCGGCTCCATCCCAAGATGTACGCTCGTCAATTCTTGCTTTTATCCAGTTAGTCATAAAGTTCTCCTAGTTTTTCTTAAATCCGTCAGCAGTTTCATTTGCAACGGTTTTCATTGAAGGTGTGCCTCTACGAAAAGTTGTATCCTTTCTAAGTGGTGCCTTAATAAATGAATTTGTATTATCAGGCCTTACACCAACTACCTTATCTAGTGTTAGTTCACCTTTATTGAATACTCTTGATACTTTTCTTTGAGCCATATTTGCTTCTCCTGTGTAATGTATTTATTAAATATATGTTCCTATAGGAGGAAAATTATGTTTAAATGGATAAACAAGATCTTAGGTAGAGCATCAGTGCCCAATATTATTGAGGATGTATTTCCAGGAGAAATACCTACTGAGTCAAAACCTAAGGCTTCAACGAAGAAAAAAGCAACAACCAAGAAGACTTCTACAAAGAAGAAAGGTTCAGGTAAATGTGATTTCGATAAGTTAACTAAAACTCAACTCCTTAAAGAGGCAAAGCAACGTGGCGTTAAAGCCAATGCAAGTCTTTCTAAGAATGAAATTTTAAGTAGACTTAAGGCCTCATAAGGCTTTTCAACTGCTCGATAGCAGTCTCACAGCGAGTTAGCTTACGCTCTAATACAGTAATAGCCGCTCGCTGTTTTCTTGACTGCTCTTCCAAACTAGTTACGTATGATAGTGACGGTACTTCTTGTTGGGTACCATCTTCGCCAAGCATAGTAAAGCGATCAACACCTTGTGCTTTTAGTCCACCTGTAACTCTGTTAGGATTTTTATCCGCTGATGGTGCTGTGTTCTTGGACTGACGCCCGTACATTTTGTTCAAATAGCTCATAGTGTTCTAGTTCCTCTTTGTATTTATATAAGTCAATACTAGCAAGATTCTTACACTTGCTCTCGCACATAATATCTGCATAAGGCAAAAATGATAGTGCATAGTCGTTGACAAGTTGGTTGGGATAGTAGTCGCTGTGCGCTCGTAGTTTTGCTTTCTTGTAACCATCTTCTAATAGTTGTGCCATATCGGGCATTGTGTCGTGTGCATAACCTTCGGGCAAGTGTTCGTTGCGACTGTATGAATAATGTATTGCAGGTCGCACACCACGCCACGAATCAATTACGCGAGCAAATCTATCGTCGGTGGGCTGTATATATTCGCCTTCACGGCACCAGTGATGGTGTATGTCGAGTACCAATGCAAGGTCGTCTGCAAGTTCGAGGCTTGCGTCGAGTCCCCACTTGTTCTCGTCGTTCTCGATTGTAATCGTGTTTCTCGCTTCGGGTGTGAGTCTCTTGAGTGCGGCCTTAATACCGGCTGGACCTTGTCTACCGGATATGTGTACGTTACACTTGAAGTCTTGGAATGATTGTCCGTAACCCATCCACCTGATACAATCCACATGATATTCAAACTCCTCTATTGATCGTTCGACGATGTCTTCGTTATCACTGGCAAGGACTGTGAACTGACCTGGATGCATGGAAAGTCGCACATCAAGGGCTCTTGCCGTGGCGCCGACTTCTGCAAACGCTCTCTCACAGTAAGCCACAACGTCAGGCTTACGCCAATAATAGCACCAATCGTGCTGGGTATAAACAGGAAGTACATCAGAACCAAGTCGTACCATCCTAAGTTGAGGTGGAAGGCTTCCCACATATTCTATTAACCTTTTGTATGACGCAATGTTATGGACCATGATGTCCCACAAGCGTTCTTCAGCAACATCACGTGTCTGCCTGTTGAGCCACTGTACTGTTGTGCTACGAGTATTTAGTGGTCGTTGAATTTCTTCTAGTAGTTTCTTCTTCTGCGTTTGGTCAGGATGCATGTATTTGCAAGCAAAGCCAATACGCTCTATTGGTTGATTCATATAGTCACCGCATGTTGTAAATTTAAGATCCATAAATTACCATTTTCTATATTCGCCATCAAGCTCGTGTGTGCCTGAATTGTCCCATGCCCACTGTATACAGTTGTACCATGCATAGTGCGCAGGATGTTGTCTTAGTTGTTTGTACCATTGTATAGCAAGTATAACACGTTTCTTAAAGTTTGTCAACACCAATTGTCCACTACCCATTTATCCGTTACATTTGACGGTTGTGGGTCTCCATGAAACACACAAATACAACATTCTACTCTAGGCTTTGCATCATGTTCTTCTATTTCAAACTTTTTATTGCCTCGTATGCCACCGTGTGCAAATGATCTGCTTTGCCTAACTTCCCATTTCCAACTTTGTATCCAACTATCTGGATATAACATTGCTTGAGTCTTACGAGTTGATTCGAACAACCAATCTTGGTCTCCATGCAATCTTTTTTGAATTGCAATCGGATCCTTTTGAAACTCTGTCCATACATGGTCAAGTTGTCCTACTTCATATCTAACAACACTTGAATTATACTTTTGCCAACCTTTACGCATAACACGAGTAAAGTCTCTTATAGTACACCAATGTCCCGGACTATATGTAAACAGTTTATCTATATTTGCTGATATAACTACATCAAGGTCCATATATAATACAGTACCGTTGATAGGTAAGTCTTTTGTAAACATATAAGGCTTACACCACCAACCCTGCAAGTGTCCTGGTAATGGTATAACTTTTATATTATGATTTAATCCGCCTGGATCTTCTGTTAAGCAAACAAACTCATAGTCAATTGTACAATTACGTTCGACCATATTGTATAGTTTGTTTACATAATCAGCAGAATACTTTGTGCCATGCTTTAAGCACAACACATAGTATTTTTTATTTGAATTAATCTGTGGAGCATCATCTCTTGCCATTTTCTCAAGAGCTTTTCTGCGTTTACGTTGATCCTTTGTTTCGCCTTCAACGTACTTTTTCAAAGACTTATCCCTCGTATATTGCTGAGTTTGCTCCGTGCTCTGCACATTCTACTCTTACGCAATAGCAACGATTGTCGCTCATATCACGTACTAGTTTATCTGCAAAGTTAAATGCATGTTCTGCAAACTTCTCTGCACCAACACCATCCATTACAACAATCTCTGCTAGGTCAAGTTCTTGTAGTTCCATAAACTTTTCTAAGTGTGGATCTCTTTTATCAATTGCTGTCTTGTGATCAAAGTGATCTTCTAGCCACTGCTTCAACGGTTTCAATCCACCAAAGTCAACTGCCCAGTTCTTGTTATCTAATTCATTACATCCAAATGTAAATGTAAATGCTAAACTGTAGCCATGTAATAAATGACAATGTGAATGATCTGCATTAGGTTGCCTAAAGACTGCTGACAGTCCAATGTTGTGTCCGTAATGTTTTGTGCTTAAATGTTTTCCCATAATATTCTCCTGTATAATTATATGGGCGGCAGAGTTAGAAGGGGTGACGCCAAGTCCTTGTTAATGTTATATCTTATTATATAGTATTGTACTTATGTTGTCAACCTTTACATTAGGTCTATTCCAGGCTTTTGGTAAAGTCCAGTTGTCGTCAACTAGTATTTTAAACTGTGTGTTAGGAAAACAAGCAAATACCATTCCTATTTGGTGTATCCAATATCTAGGATCAACAGGACGCTTATCTTCTTTGTCGTAGTTGCTAGTACCCTTATATACGTTGTTTACTGTTTTAGTAGTACTATGCAAGTCAAAGCCTATAAGATGCGCTGTACGGTCGTTATATAGCGTTACAGACAGCAATACAGCATAAGGCCCGCTCCCCCATTGAAAGGGTTCGTCCCATCTTTGTTTACCTTCGTATGGTAAGTCAGGAACTGTAGTTACTCCTTGTGGGAACCAAGATATCCAATCTTTTCTAGTATAAATTTGTGTATGTTTTAGGTTTGCATCTATTGCTTCTTGTGCCATACGTCTATCTACACAAACTAAATGATCCATATGATAGTCACGATGTATTGCGTTACATCCTATCTTTGGGCCATTAAGTTTATCTATATCAATAGAGGTACGGCTTTCGCCATTTCCAAATACGTACATAAAATTATTTAGCGGGGGTCTACTTTTAAATAGATGTTATCGAACTCTTGCTTTTTGTGTGTTTTGAATATTAAGTGTACACATTCAAACTCGCCTGTCATACTTACACGATACTCGCCACCCTGTACCATATCATCAGGCACTTTCATATGCCAACCGTTTTCTACACGGTCGCCTGGTGCTGTGTTTTGTACATATCGTTTGGTAAATGTGTTTAGGTTGTGTGAGTGTGAGCCGTCTATTGCGTGTGCTACACCGTATGCGGCTGTGCTGTTGCACTGATACTTCTTTGAGCCTACCATGTAGAATTCTATGTCTT